ATGTACAACCCTTCTGTGAGATTTCCGCGTCTACAGGGGGGTGTGCTGCCTGTGTTTGCAGCCAGAACTGGTAGCGTGCGGCATAAGGTGGATGTGGGATCTGTTAGGGGTATGCCTGACAGGCAGAAAGGTGTTTTACAAAATAATCCTTCTGTATCCCGGCGTGTTATGTTGGAGGCTGGTACGTCATCGGTTGCGGCGGAAGATGCTTTGCAGGATACGCAACACAGAAAGGCCCGCCAGCACAAACCCAAAGATACGGTGGAGCTTCTGGCGCGCAGACCGTTTTCTATGCCGCCCGCACGTGCATCAAGAGGCAGAAGGTTTGTGCCCCGCATACTGGCCGCCGAAAAGAAAGGTGCCTCGGTTGTCACGCCTATATCTGCCCGTCCCGCGCTGGTGCGGAGGCAGGGAGTGCTGCGTGATACAAAAACCCTTGAAAGCACAGGTAGTTTAGAGAACATTCTGGTGCATGGGCGTGGCTTTCAAAGTGTTTCAAAGCAGCCCGTGCGCGGTGGCTTACGCACCTCGCAGCGTGTTGCTATGCCGGACAAAGCCCAGCCTGTTGCGCGTAATATGGTGGGGGCATTTTTGCCGTCATCTCCGCTTATGCGGGCGGCGGTTCAGCCTGTTGTGCCAGTGGCGCGGCCTGCTCCGGCTGCGTATGTGCCGCAAACATCTGCCAGAGCGTTTGCAACACCTGCTCCACACCCCGCACCCATGCCATCGCGCGTGGCCATGCAGGGGCTTGGTGGGGGAGATAGCGCCACTTTGGCAGCACTTTCCACGCTTGGTTCCATTTAAAAACCTGTTTCCTGTTCAGTAAAGAGTTCTGTTTTATGCCCATGTTGCCAGTCAGCCTGCCATCTGTGTGGAATATTCCTGTGGCGGCGGGGGTGCCTGCCCTTATGGGGCAATCTGTTTCTGCCGGGGTGCAGGCTTCGGCTTCTGTTACGGTGGGGAGTTTGCTGGATGATCTGCAAATTACGCAGGCCGCCAGCCAGTGGGGCATTTTTACGCAGAATGGGCAGCGGGTTTTAACATCTGCCCATGTGCTTTCTGCCGATATGCAAACGGCGTGGCGCATTGCAGAAGCCCCGCTGGAGGAAGGTGCATTTTTATCTTACAGCAAGGTGCGCATGTCTCGGCAGCATCGGATTGTGATGGTGTGCGATGGGTCTGAAGCCGGGATGGAAGATGCCAACGCCACCAGCCTGGCATTGGATGTTCTGGCCGGGGCCGGGCAGGCGGGTGCGCTGTATGTGCGTGCAGGCTTTTTTGCCACGCTGGAGGCATTGGAGGCCGATACAAACCTGTATGCCGTGATAACCCCGGAAAAGAAATACGATAGCGTGAACATTATCGGCCACCGTTGGATGCGGGAGGCCCGGCAGGGCATTACCATGCCGGTTGTAGAAATTGCCTTGCAGGAAGTGCGCATAACCGGAAGCACACAGTTTGCCAGCACACGCATGCCGCAGGGCCAGCAGATACAGTGCGGCGGCATGGCCTATGCCACAACCAGCACCGCAGATGCCGGAGAAATTGCATGAGCAGCACAGATACCACACTGGTGCAGGTGCCTATAAGTGCTGTGCCTGCACAAATGTTTAAGATCACACTGGCCGAACAGACACTTCAGATAGCCCTGCGCCAGCGGTCCACCGGCTTGTATGCAGATATCTGGTGTGCAGGCGCGCGCGTGCTTTCTGGCGTGCTGTGCCAGGACCGCACATGGCTGGCGCGCACTGCCGCCACCGGCCTGCCGGGAGATCTGGCGTTTATGGATACCCAAGGCACGCAGGACCCGCAAAGCACAGGGCTTGGCACGCGCTACGTGTTGCTCTGGCGCACAGGTTGGCCCGCATGAGCGGCACACAAACTACAAAAACGCCAGATTGGGCAACGCGGGATGTGGAGGTGACGTTCCGGCTGCTCAATGGCGTGTTTGGTGCGGCGGATGGGGTGGATACGGTTACCCTTTCTGGCTTGCAGGTGCAGGCGGATATCATGCAGGCGCCATACCCAACGGGAGAAACAGCGCAAATACGCATAACCGGCCTACCCCCGGATTTGATGAATCGCCTAAGCCTGAGCGCGCCAGACCCCACCAGCCAGAGTGCCAGCGAGGTGCTGCTGATGGTGCCGGATGGTACTTCTGGCGCGCAGGCCCTTGTGTTTCAGGGCGGGGTTACGCTGGCTTTTGCAGATTACAGTACTGCATCCGATGTTTCCTTTGTGGTGCAGGCGTTTTCTACAGTTCTGCCAAACGCACTGCCTGCTGCGCCCACCGGGTTTAGGGGTGCTGTGCCACTGGCGCAGGTGTTGGCGCGTATTGCCGCACAGGCCGGGCTGAATTTTGAAAATAACGGCCTGAACACCGTGCTGCATGATCCGTATTTTCATGGCACGGCGGGGCAGCAGATCAGCCAGTGTTGGAACACACAGCCTTTTCAGGCGGCATTGGGCCGGGGGCGTTTGGCGGCATGGCCCGCCAGAATGGGTGGGGCCAACGCAACGGTGGAAACATCTGCCGCCATTGCGGTTTCAGCCAGCACGGGGCTGGTGGGGTATCCCACATGGTCTGCCGGTGGGGTGGCGCTGAACATGCTGTTTAACCCGCGTATCAGCTATGGCAGCGTGCTGGCATTGCAAAGCCAGTATCAGCCCGGTGGGGGTGGCACGGGGCTGTGGCAGGTTTTGCAGCTTCGGCACAGTTTAAGCGCACAAATGCCAGATGGCCCGTGGTTTACGCATGTAGTGGCGCAGGCTGTGGGGGCAGAAAATTCATGACGTATCAAAACAGTTTTGCATCCGGATTTCCGCCCAACATGCCTACATCGGGGCAGGCGGTGTTTGATAGGGCGGGTGCTGCGGCATCGGATTACAACGCATTGGTGGCGGTTATGCGCCGCATGTTGGTGGAGGTACGCACCGCCATTCCCGTTAAGGTGTGTGCGGTTTCGGGCGCGGGTTTGGCCCCCGTGGGGTTTGTGGATGTGCAGCCTATGGTGCACCAGCAGGATGCCGCAGGCCAGACCACGCCGCATGGGGTTTTGTATAATGTGCCGTATTTTCGGCTTCAGGGCGGCAGCAGCGCTGTGGTGCTGGACCCGGCAGTGGGGGATATCGGGCTGGCCGTGATGGCAGATCGGGATATCCTGAACGTTAAAACCGCCCGTGCTGCCGCACCGCCCGCCAGCTTTCGCCATAATAGCATGGCGGATGCGCTGTATCTGGGTGGTTTTTTAAACGCGGCCCCCAGCCAGTACATTCAGTTTACGCCCGATGGGGTGGTGATACACACACCCGGAACGGTGGAAATTTCTGCAAAATCACTCAGGATTTCAGGAGATGCCAGCATAAGCGGCAGCCTGAATGTGGGGCAGGATGTGCAGGCCGGTGGTGTGTCCCTTACATCGCATGTGCATGGCGGGGTTATGCCCGGTAGTGGCAGCACCAGCACCCCGCAGGGTTAGGAGAAGCACATATGAAAACCTTGTTGCTGGACCGCGCAACGTGGGATCTGGCCGTAGATGCGCAGGGCAATATTGCCGTGGCGGATGTGCCTTATGCCACTGCGCAGGATGTTTCCAGCGCGGTGCGCGTGTTTAGGGGCGAGTGCTGGTACAACACGGCCCTTGGCCTGCCTTATCTGGCGGGTGTTTTGGGGCGCAACCAGTCTGCCGCTTTGTTTCGGGCCGATGTGGCGCAGGCGGCCCTTGCTGTGCCCAACGTGGCGCGCGCTACCTGTGTGCTGGCCAGCCTTGGGGCAGACCGCAAACTCAGCGGCCAGATTTATCTGACATTGCAAAACGGAAGTACAACCCTTGCCAGTTTCTGAAACCTCACTTGCCGCAGGCACTACATCCGTGCCCGCGCCCACGCTGGATGATACCGGCTTTGTGCTGCCGCAGGAGGCAGACATTCTGTCCGGTGTTCTGGCAGATATCAACGCCGCTTTTGGCAATACGCTGAATACAGACCTATCCACCCCACAGGGGCAGTTGGCCACATCGCTTACCGCCATTTTGGGCGATGCGTATGATCAGATGCTGGCCATATTTAACGGGGTGGACCCTGCGCGGGCTTCTGGCCGCATGCAGGATGCCATTGGCCGCATTTACTTTATGGAGCGCAAACCCGCCACGCCCACGGTGGTAACATGCCAGTGCACGGGGGTGGAGGGCACGGTTATTCCGCAAGGGGCCTTGGTGGCAGATGCTGCGGGCAACACCTATGCGGCAGAGGCCGCCATTACGCTGGATACCACCGGCACAGGTACGGGCACGTTTTCCTGCACCACGGTGGGGGAGGTATCCTGCCCGGCGGGTAGCGTGCGGCTGTGCCAGTCTGTTGCCGGGTGGTCTGGCGTGAGCAACGCCGTGGCGGGGGTAACGGGGCGCGAGGTAGAAGGCCGCGCGGCGTTTGAAGCCCGCAGGCAGGCCGCTGTGGCTGTAAATTCCGTGGGGCCATTGGCCGCCATTCTGGCCGCCGTGCAGGCGGTGGATGGCGTAACAGATGCATATGTTGCAGATAACAGCAGCAATGTTGCGGTTACGCAAGGCGGCATAACTCTCGCGCCCTATAGCCTGTATGTGTGCGTAAACGGCGGCACGGATGCCGATGTAGCCTTGGCCATTTTGCGCAAAAAGCCACCCGGCTGTGCCTATACCGGCAGCACCCATGTAACGGTTACAGATACTTCTGGCACCTATACCACACCGCCCAGTTATACGGTGGCGTTTGAGCGCGCGCAGCCCACGCCGCTTTATGTTGTGCTTACATTGGCAGCAGGTTCTGGCGTGCCCAATACGGCAACATCTGCCGTGCAGCAGGCGGTGCTGGCGTGCTTTTTGGGGCAGGATGGCTCGGCCCGTGTGGGTATTGGCGGCACGCTGTATGCCAGCCGGTTTTATGCCTGCGTGGCGGCGGTGGGCAGTTGGGCGCAGGTGGTGGATATTCGGGTAGGCACGGCGGCCAGCCCCACGGGTGTTACGGCGCAGGCCGATATCAACCAGATTTTCACGATGGAACTGGCCGATATTAGCGTGGAGTTTGCCTGATGCAGAATGTGGGGCAAACGGTGCTTTCGCAATATGCGTGCTCGCCCAGCCTGAACGCGCTGCTGGAAGGCTGGAACCAATGTTTTGATCCTGCACAAAATATAGAAAACTGGTTTGCCAGCATATGGAACATAGAAACAGCCCAAGGCTACGGGCTGGATGTATGGGGCCGCATTGTTGGGGTATCGCGCGTGTTGCGCATGGCATCTGGCCAGTATTTAGGCTTTGCCGAGGCCAATGATCTGACAGAGCAGGGCTTTAACACTGCCCCGTGGTATGCGGGCCGTGTTGTGGTGGGTGATTTTACAAATTGCAGCCTGTCCGATGCCGGGTTTCGGCAGCTTATTTACGCCAAGGCGCTGGCCAATATTACAGATTGTTCCGTGCTCTCACTCAACGCCATTTTGCGCACGCTGTTTGCCGGGCAGGGCGATGCATGGGTGGAAGATAACACCAACATGAGCATGACCTACGCCTTTGGCTTTGTGCCAACAGATGTGCAGGTTTCCATTATCGAAAACGCCGGCGTGCTGCCGCGCCCTGCCGGGGTTGCGGTTTCCTACAGCATCAGGGGCTGAAGAACTTATGAAACAAGCTGATATTTCCGGGCAGTTTACAACGCCCATTGCGGCCTCTGCCACAGCGGCCAACTGTGCGGATATTCCCGCAGCGCAAACCACGGCGGGCGATGGCTCGGCCAGCATGGCGCTGGGCTTTCCGCCCGAAACCTTTACAGAACGCGCAGCCGGTGGCGTGCCCCCGCGCGGGGCGGATATGAACGGGTTTTTAAAAACACTTTCTGCCGCCATACAGGTTTTGCAAACAGGTTATGTTGGCCCGTTTGATGCCAGCTTTGCCGCAGCCATTGGCGGCTACCCCGCCGGGGCCGTGGTGGCGGGCAGCGTTGGGGGCACGTTCTGGGTTTCCGGGCAGGATAACAACCTTTCCACCCCCGGCGCGCAGGGGGCAGCGTGGACAAACCTGTTCAACGGGTTGCTCACATCCGCCCAAGCCGCGCAAAGCTTTTTTCCGCTCACAGGCGGCAAGATTAGCAATGGCTATTACGATAGCACCGGCACATGGGGCGGCAGCGGCAGCAATGGCGCACCGCAGGCGGGTGATATTCCGTGGGGGCCGCAGTTTATTTCTCGCCTTGGGTATAGCGCCACCATGAAGGCGCTGTTCTGCCTGCGTGATGCGTTTGAGCAATACGCTTTTGCCAGCGTGCAGTTAACAGATGCCGCAGGCGGGTGGCATGAATGGCAGTTCCGTCAGGATGGTTCCATCCATATGCCAGATGGTGCGGTGGTGGCCACGCAGGGCTGGGCTAACGGCGTGTTTCAGCCTGCGGGCAGTTATGTGGGGCTGGGCACGTATCAGGCCGATTTTGCCACGCAGGATGGGCGCGTCATCAACCTGCCATACGGGCAGCGCATCCAGTCCTTTTCCGTAAGTATTCAGGATGGAGAGAGCATTACCTTTCCGCAGGCTTTTGCGGGGGTGCCTACATCCGTGCAGTTGCAGTGCATGCAGTATGAACAACGCATGACACTCGCCATGCCAGAACAGGCTCCTACTGCCACAGGTATTGGCGCTGTGGGCGTGCGCTACGTGGTGGATGATCACGATGGCGCGGTTTCCACCCCCATTACGGTGTGGGTAACAGCTATTGGTCCAAGGTAAAAAATCATGACATGTTCTTGCAATACTGCCAGCACGGCGTGCGCCCTTTTGCCAGAAGGGGCCGTGCTGGCGCCGGGGTGGCAACCAGCTAGTGCCCGTGTGCTGCCGGTAATGATAACACCGGGCCTGTGCCTGCGCGGCCAACTGGCGGAGCAGGTGGTGCAGGCATGGCCTGCGCGCAGCAGTGCAGATGCGCTGGATTATACGCTCACCCCCGCTGCATGGCTGGAAGGCACGGGCGATATACTGGCCAGTGTTACAGCCAGTGTACCCACCGCCACCGGGCAGGATACGGATCTGGCCGTGCTGTGGGTCACCATTATTCAAGGCATGGCCTGCGTGTTTTTGGGCAGCGGCCCGCCAGATACGGTGCAGACGGTGCAAATGGTGCTGCACACCGTGCAGGGGCGCAGTGTTACGGCAAGCGTGCAGCTTTACATCAGTGCAGAAAGTGCCGCCACGCTGCCGCCACAGGTACCCACTTTGGCCGATGGCACGCCCATACCGCCCAACGCGCTGTTGGCCCCGCAAGGGGTTATCACCACCCCCACGGGCCAGCCCTATCTGCTGGCCTGA